ACACCCCGACCCATACCCCTCCCACCCCGGGTTTTTGGAGATGGGGTATCCACGCGGCGTCCCGTCGCCCGAAGCCCCCTGCCCCCTCCGGGGTGCCGGGACGGTCGGGCCGAAACAAGGGATTCCTTGCCCCCCCCCCGGGGGGGCGGGTGGGCACGTCACGTGGGCGGGCGGGTGGGCGGGCAGGCACCCGGGCACGCTACCAGGAAGGCACCCGGCCCGGTGGCGACCGCATCCTCGCCCCGGCGCCGGGCTTGGTGGGCGATTAGGTAGGATTTGCAGGAGGGTGCAAAAAATACCTAATACTAGGGCACCGACCGAATATAATATGCCTTGTGCGCACGCGACCCGGGCGGGGTAGGTACCTACCGAGCAGGCTAGGCGTCGATGGGAGGCACGCCGGGGATGGTCCGGGGATCCGGCGGGAGCGGCTCGACCGTGGACACGTCGGTTGGAGGGAGGGAGAGCATCCTGCGGCGAGACTCGCCACGGGGGCGGGTGGGGAGGGATAGGAGGTCAAGGAGTTGGGAGCGCAGGGCGACGGCGGCTTTGACGAGGCTGGCCACGGCAGCGGGTTCGCCGGTTGGGATTTCCGCCCGCACCCGCTCATGGAGGGCGAACGCTTCCGCCCGGGCTTGCACGATCAGCTTCGACGGCACCGTGACCCGCTGTGTATGCACGATGGCCTCCGCCCACGCGACACGGCGTGACAACGCTTTGCGCTCCATTGAGGGGGCCTCTTCGGACAGACTAGGCACGCGGGAAGGATGCCCACCGTTCCACCCGCTGTCCACACGTTCCCGAGGGTGTTCCCCGCCCCGGGTTCACGCCCTCCCGGGGCGATTGTTCCACGTGGAACAAAACCGTTGACAAGCCCTCGAAAGTGTGCATTCCCCCCGATGCCCATAAGCACCACAAAAGATTTTTCACGCGAAAACGTGAGGAAAACCGCAGAAAACGGAGGTCCGCAGAAAAAAAGTGTGGACGTTTCTGGAAAGCGGTTTCTAATGGGGGCATGGAACGAAACACGAAACGACAGGACGCCGCCCGGAGCGCATGGCGAGCGGCATGGAAATGGGCGCGCATATCCGGAGACCCTGAGAACAAGATTGAGGTCCTCGCCGTGGACGCGTGGGACGCTCGCCGCGCTGTGGATGCGTTGCGCATTCCGGTGCGGCGGCGGGCGGTCAACATGGAAACCGAACCCCTCCCCCTGCCATGAACAAAAGAGGAACCGCCACAGCCCGCGCCCTATGGCGCATCGTTTGGGCGAATGTCCGTCACGAGGCCAAGGACGGCGGGCACCGGCCGACCCGAGGCGACCGCGCCCGCCGCGTGGCGCTGGACGCGTGGCACGCCCGCCGCGACGGCGTGCCCGGCGACCCGTGGCCCGGCATTCGCGGCCGGTTGCTCGCCACCGGATGGCGTCCGCTGCCGCCCCTCCCCCTGCCCTGACACGCGCCGACCGGGAGACCGGGCGGCGAAGTCAGGGCCGGATGGTCCGGCCCGGAATCGAAAGGAACACAATGACGACAATCGCAAAGGTCGAGAAATGGAAGGCCCTCCGCCCCACGTGGCGCGTCGGCCAAGGACACTGGTTCATAGGATTCCACGCCGGGAACGTCCTTCACGGTTCCCGAGGGGCCGTGGGAATCTGGGGGAGGAACTCCCGCCAGTATGGGCGGGGGGATGTAATCTCCCCCAAGAGCGGTTTGTGGCAGGATGAGGAGATTGCCGGGTTTATCCCGGCCCAGCATGGCTCCGGCCTTATGGCGCGACTGATGGGAGGTGCGCGATGAGGCTAACGAACACCGCACGGGAAACCGTGCTAACCCTACCCGGGTCCCGAGGCCCCCGCCTCACCGGGTTTTTGGACGGCCTGAAGGCCGCAGGCCGGGCAGTGGACGTGGCCGCAACCGAGGACGGCGCGGGGCGCTGGACCTATCGGGTCCGCTCGGGTGATGCGGAGACGGATTCCGCCGTGCGCGCCTATGGGGCTTCGCTCGGCGCGCGGGTCGGGGAGCAGGAACTCTTCGGGTGGGAGGTGGGGCGATGAGGCCCGCCGACTCCCCGCAGGCCGCCGAGTGGCGCGCCTGGCTGGCCGTGGTGTACGGGCCGTACCAGACGCCGGGGCGACTCCGGCGCATCGCGTCCCGGATGGCGGACGCCGGGAACAGGGAGGCCGCCCTCCGCTACGTGAGGGGGCTTCGATGAGGTCCACGAATCCGACCCGCCGCCCCCGGCCCATGGTGGCCCGGGTCACGATCGAGACGCTGCCCACCGGGGCCATGGTCGCCCGGGACGACGCCGGGGACGTCTGGGCCTACCGAGCTCCGGGCTCCGGCCGCGATGGCGCCCGGTGGATCCACGGCGCCGCGCGGAGGGTGGCGGCCGTGGTGACGTGGGCCACATCGGCGGCGTGCGGGGCCACGGTGGCGGGGTTGCTGGCCGCAGGCGAGGGGGTGGCGCGATGAAGACCCAATGGGGAGAGTGCCGTTTGGTGACGCTTCGGGAAACGCCCCCGGATTACATGGCCGACACACCCGACGGCATTGCGGAATACTACCGCCAAGCCATCGCATCGGGGCAGGATTTCCGGCCAGACCAAGAGGGATTCTGGACAATCATGCTAAACACCCGGCGGAGGGTGTTGGGCCATACCCTGGTGTCCTTCGGCATCGTGGACCAAGTGTTGGTTCACACCCGGGAGGTCTTCCGGGCGGCAATCGTCGGAGGCGCGCACGCCGTGGTCCTTGTCCACAATCACCCGAGCGGCGACCCGACGCCGAGCGAGCCAGACGTTGGAACCACGCGGCAGCTAGTGCAGGCCGGAAAGCTGCTGAAAATCGAGGTGCTGGATCACCTAATCATGGCCAGCGACTCCCCATGGGATGACGCGCGGGAGATGGTTGGCCCGGCACCGGACCCGACCAAGCCTCCAACGACGCGCCGCCGACGGTGGTACAGCCTTCGGGCGCTGGGTTACATTAACTAGGGTCAATCGACGGTGGCCCGCCGATGGGAGCGGCGGGCGGCAGTCGGGGAATCCCCCGGGGTCCGGCATGGTGCCGGGCCGGAGAGAGAAGGAACACACACGATGAACACAGGAACGAACGAGACGAACCCGGCCACCCTGGCCGACATCATCCGCGCGCGGCGCGCGCGGAAGGGCAAGTCCAACGGCATAGACGCCAATGGCGCGTGGTGGTCGGCGTGGCCGAGTGGGCTCGACCCGCGAATCCGCGCCCATGGCAGCGACGGCATCGGGCACAACGCCGCGCGCACGATCACGACGCTCCGAGCGCGCCATTACCGCTGTGGCCGCGTGGTGGTCGGCGCGTGGTCTGAGAGCTGGCATCAGAATACCGGCCAGCAGGTGCGTTGGGTACAGATCGACGGGCTGGCCACGGCGACGACCGCCGAGGACGTCATCGCGACGCTGGCCCGGGCCGGGGATGAATGCTGGCGGGCGTGCCACCGGCCCGCCGTCGAGGCGTGGGCGGCTGAAATCGGGCTCCCGCTTGCCCCGGCCGCGCCGGATGACGCGCCTGAGGGCGTGGCCGCATCCTGACCGGGTCCCGCCCCCCGGCTCCGGTCGGAGGGCGTGGCCCGGGCATGGTGCCCGGGATGAAAGGAAACACACAATGAACACGCGAAAAATCGAAGAGGCGATGAGGCTTGCCCGGGCGCTCCCCGGATGGTCCATCCCGGATATCATCTTGGCGCGCAAGTGCGCGGGGAAACTCCATCGCGCCGACGAGGCGAAATGCAACGGCGACGCGTACCTGGACGACGAGACCGGAGCGTGGCGCGACCGCCACGGCAGGCCATGCAGGAACCCCTATGGGAGGGCGGCGAAGACGCTGGACAACATCACGGCAAGCTACGGCTGGACGTGGCACCATCAGAGCGACCCGCGCGGTCGGTCGGTCTATCTGATGTCCCCGGAGCTGCTCCGGAGCATGAAGGCGCGCGGGGTGCCGGTGTATCATGGCTACAGCCAAGGGGTGGCGCTGTGAGGGCGACACACACCCCGGGGCCGTGGTGGCTCCGACCTGGGAACGGATGCGTCCACGTCGGAGGGCCGACGATCGACAAGCAAATCGCCCTCGTGATGACGTGCGATGCCGTGGGGCTGGCCAACGCCCGATTGATCAGCCGCGCGCCGGAGATGCTGGACGCCCTGGCCGCGTGCGTTGCCGCCGGGGAGGATCTGCAGGCGGGCAAGCGCGACGGCGCGACGATGGGTCGTGTGAGTCTGGCGACGGACGCCGCGCGGGCGCTGCTGGCCTTCATCCGCACGGAGGCCAAGCCATGACCCTCTATGTTGACCCCAGCCAGCTCCCGGGCCATCGGGTGGCCATCATTCAACCCGTCCCCAAGGGCACGCTCCGCGCGGGCATGATCGGGGGATCGCCCGTGTCCGCCCTGTCCCTGGACGGGCAAGCCGGGTCGGCGTGGGGCGTGGGGAAAACAGTGCTTTTCGGCCGGTACATCATCCAGCTACCCGGCTGCGACGACAACCCGCAGGCCCGCGCGGGCCGGTACGTTCACGCCATGCGTTTCCCGGGCACGCTGGACGCATCACGCCTAGGCCACCTCGCCCGGCGGACCATCGCGGCGACCGGCCACGCCCACGCTTGCGCGCTCGAGGTGGCCGCGACCGAGCACGCGGCGGAGATCGCCGAAATCCTGGACAGGACCCCGCCGGAGCCTGGCGTTGTTTGACGACGTGGCGCGCGCCGTGACAGGACGCGCGCCCAGTCGGGAATCAACCCGAGGAAGGAAAGGAAGACATGAAATTCATCGTTACGTTCGCCACCAACGACAAGATCGAGTTGGCCACCATCACCCGACGCAAGGGAGCGATGAGGCTCAAGCGCCTGAAGCCAGCGCAGGCCCTCGGGTATCACATCCCAGCCTCCAACGACCGCGAACTTGAACGGTGCGCTGACTATCTCTCCGCAGAGACCGCCGCAATTTCGGCGACGTGCATAGGCTACCGCGTCCACAAGCTCGCCTGACCATCCGCCCCGCGCCCTCCCCATGGGAAACCGTGGGGAGCACGCGGGCCGGATGACCTGGCCCCGAACGAAAGGAAAACCATGCCGAAGAAAACCACACCCGAGACCGAACCCACCCCCGAGGCCACCCCCGAGCTGGCCCCAGCCCCCGAGGCGACCCCGTCCGCCGTCTCCGAGGCCGCCGCCGCCCTGGGCAGGCGCGCCCGTGGCGTCCCGAAGACGCTCACGGAGGAACGGCGCGAGGAACTCCGCGCCGCCGCCGCCCACGCCCGAGGCTTCCGGGTGCGCGCACGCCCGGCCCCCGAGGCCACCCCGGCCCCCGATGCCGCGCCACAGCCCCCGACGACGGGCCGCCGGATCACCGCGCGCGTTGTCGCCCCGCGCATCGTGGCCCCGACCCCCGGCGACGTCGCCGCGTTCGGTCGAGGCTGATCCGGTCGCCCGCGCGATTCCCGGTCGCCCGCGCGATTCCACGTTGACAGCACCGGTCGCCCGCACTACCGTCGGGCTTGTTGGATTGTGTTGTTCGTGTGTTCAGCCCGCCCTCGCAAGGGGGCGGGTTTTCCTTTTCCGGGTGGAACCCGGGCACGAAAAAGCCCCGGGCCACGCGACCCGGGGCCGACGCCCGCCACCTATGCAAGGCTGGCGTCTAGGATGTTCGGCGGCGCTTGCGGGCCTGCGAGAACCCGTCCTCGCCGCGTTCCTGGCGGATCTCGAAGGCGGTTTCGTTTCCGGTCCGCTTGGCCCACGCGCGGAATGCGCGGTCGAAGCGAGCCTTGTCCGCGCCGGTCCAGCGCACGTCCCCGGCCTCGTCCCAGGCGGTCTTGATGGATGGGCGGTTCATGGTTGTGGCGCCTCGTCGTCGATGCGGCGTGGGCGGCGGCTCATGGCTTCATCCTCCTGAACTCGACGGCCCAAACCCACGGGTTGGCGGCCCATGTGCCGTAGATGGATTGCCAGAGGTCGTTAAAGCCCTGCCTGAACGACATCACGCACGGATCGTCAAGGCATCCGGTCGTCGTTGGCGCGCCTTCATTGAATGCGTTTTGGTCCGTGATGTCATGCACCCGCTCAACCCAAACGCGGGTGATCTCCAGCGTGATGCGCGAGGCCCAGCGGGGCATGTGGATGGATGGACGCCAGCGAAAGGCGGTTCCGGGTTGCGTTTGCAGTTCGCGCAAGTCGTTATCGGCACGGTAGCAACAACCATGCGACTGATGCGGATTAAATGGAGCCCACGTCTCCCGCACCCAAAGCCTGTCGCCGGGCTGGCCGAGGGGGCACAGAAGCGACGCCTCCTTGAGTAGGCCACGACCGAGGATGTTGAGCACCTGCCCCGGCTCCTCGCTACCCCTCAGGTGATGAGGCTTGACCGGCCGCCGCGTCTGCGTCTTCCGCCCGTCGAGAATGGAGCGGACCATGTCGCCACTGAATAGGATGGGGCGCTCTTTCATACCCTGCCTCCCATCTCCGCCAACCACGAATGCCTGGCGGCGTTGGCTTGCGCGCGCGGTGTCCCGGCCCGCCACTCCCCAAACTGCATTTCGTGGTGCATGGCGTTGCCAGCGGCCTCCAGCCTCCGGATGCGCTCGTTGGCGGCGGCGAGCTCGCGCTCCAGGTCGCGGGCGAAGTGTGATCCGACAACCGAATACCGTCCGCCTTCGCTCAATATCCATCTTTCCTGGTCATCCGTCCTTGGCGTGTCGCTCATGGCTTGGCCCTCCTGGTCATCCTCCCGCCCCTGCATTCCCCGCGCGCCACGGCGCGAGAGACGTGCTTATAGACGGTGTTGAGGTGGCGTCCCGTAGCATCGGCAATGTCCTGCAATGCCATGCCCCCGTTCCGCATGGCGACGATGCGGGTGACGTCCTCGTCTGACAGCGGTGCGATGCGCCCGCGAGGATTGGATGGTGGGGCCTTTGGCATCATTTTGGCGACCGTCTCGCGGCGCGGGATGAGGGCCTTGAGGGCGGGGTTCATTGGCTCGCCTCCTTCCACGCCTGGACGAGCTGGCGCGCGGTCTGGCCCCGCGTGTCCTCGGCGACGTGGCGCGCGAGGGCGTTCCCGGCGGCGCGCATTTCTATGGCGGCGCTAGCGGCCTCGTATGCCCTTCGGATGGCGCTCTGTGCCCCTTGGCGCTCCGTGTCCAGCTCCGCCACGCGGTCGCGCATGGCCTTGTTCTCGGCCTCCAGCTCCGCGACGCGGGCAGCGAGGCCCTTGTTCTCTGGCTCCAATGCAGACAGGCGGAGCCTCATGGCCTCCACGTAGGCCGTGGAGAATGTCCCGTAGATTTCACTCATCGCGCACCCCCCATCTTGCGCGCGCGCTCCCAGTCCGGCGTCGCGTTGGCGCGGAGCCACGCGGCTTGCGCGTCCCATGCGGCGTCCCGTGCGGCGGCCCGTGCGGCGTCCCGTGCGGCGGCCCCTGCGGCGGCCCGTGCGGCGTCCCATGCGGCGGCCCATGCGGCGTCCCGTGCGGCCCATGCGGCCCATGCGGCCCATGCGGCCCCTGCGTCCCATGCGGCGTCCCGTGCGGCGGCCCATGCGGCGTCCCGTGCGGCAGCAAGCTCCTCGTCGGTGGCGAGCCCGTCCGCATGACGCTCGGCAACGTCGAGCACGGCTAGGCTTCGCGGGTCGGTCATGAGGTGCTGGACCTGGCGAGCGGACCATGCCGAGAATCGACGCAGCGCCAGGTCGTCCAGCACGCCCTTCCGCGTCGCGATCCAGACGAGCCAGTCCGGCCGCGCGTTCGCCCACGCCTCGCCCATGTCTTGGCAGTTGGCCAGCGCCCACTCGCGGCCCGCGTAGCATGGGTCAGTGAGGTCGCAGAACTCGGCTGGGCTCACTTGGCACCCCCCATCTTGCGCGCGCGCTCCCAGTCCGGCGTCGCGTTGGCGCGGAGCCACGCGGCTTGCGCGTCCCATGCGGCGTCCCGTGCGGCGTCCCGTGCGGCGGCCCGTGCGGCGTCCCATGCGGCGGCCCATGCGGCGGCCCATGCGGCGGCCCATGCGGCGGCCCATGCGGCCCATGCGGCCCATGCGGCCCCTGCGTCCCATGCGGCCCCTGCGTCCCATGCGGCGTCCCGTGCGGCGGCCCATGCGGCGTCCCGTGCGGCAGCAAGCTCCTCGTCGGTGGCGAGCCCGTCCGCATGACGCTCGGCAACGTCGAGAGCGTGCGTGCTGCGCGGGTCGCGCATCAGGTGCCGCACTCGACTGGCCGAGAACACCGCAAACCTGCGCAACGTCCTGTCATCTAGCACGCCCGGCCTCGTCGCGATCCACACGACCCATTCCGGCCGCGCCTTGCCCCATGCCTCTCGCATGTCGCGGCAGTTGGCCGACGCCCACTCGCGGCCCTTAGGGCATGCGCGGTGGCGGTCGCAGAACTCGGTGATGGTCATCATCGTGTGGCCCTCCTCACCCTCTCCGCATATCCCAGCGTCGCGGCCTTCCTCCACCCGTTCAGGTCCAGCGGGTCGGACCCGGAACCGACGTCGATGCCCTTCCCTTGGAAGACGCGCCACCAGAACCCGGCTGCCGGGCTCTCCCGCCTCCGGCGCATGGCCTTCGTGGTCTCGTTCACAGCTCGCCCTCCATGCCAGCGCGCGCCCACGACGGCAGGTCGATGACGCTGAACCCGTCGTTGTACCCGGGCCAGACGCCGGACTTGTGGCACTCCTTCCAGCGCTCGAACGCCTTCATGGCCAGTCGCTCGCCCTCCTGCAAGGACTCCTCGGAGAGCTGGTGGACGGTGACGTCGGCCGTTTCATCCTCGACGGCGACGAGGATGCACGTGGTTCGCTCGCCTTCCCCGAGGAGGGACCATGCCAGGCGATACCACGCCATCTGGATGTGGTAGCCCATGTTGATGGCGTGCCTTGCGAAGACGCTGGGCTTGGCGTTGTTGGTTTTCTTGACGTCCACGATGCACGGCTTGCGCGGGACGAGGTCGAGTCGTGCCTTGCAACGGAAGCCGTCCTTGGAGTTCCAGAACATGGAAACCTCGGCGTCGGCATCGTTGAAGAGCGGCCCGGCGACGGGATGCTTCCCGACGGCCTGTGCGGCCTTGAACACGAACTGGAGGCCGTTGTCCGTGATGACGATTTTGCCTGCGGCCTTCTGCTGGTCGCGCCAGTTCTGGCAGTGCTTGCGGCGGAAGGACCACTCGACGACCTCGCCGGGCTGGACGTCCTTCTTGGACTTGGGGACGTAGTCGGCGGGGACGGTGTAGGTCTCCGGGACGATGGCCAGGGGCGGCAGGGGTTGGCCTGGTTCCATGAGGTGCTGGTGAACGAGCGTGCCGAGGATCATGGCGGCGGTTGGCTCGGGCGGGTTGTCCATCTCCAGCTTGCAGTGAAGCGGGCTGTCGATGGAGATCTTGCGGAGGCGTGACGCGGACGCGCCCGGTTCGGCGTGGTAGAACGGCGCCGGGAGGTCGCGGTAGATGCCGGGGTTCATCGGGCACCCCCTTCCCGGGCGCGGAGCATGGCGTCGGCGTATGCGTAGCAAGACCGAGCGACAGATGCCGGTTCGCTCGCCTCGTGATCAATCGGCCGATTACGCCCAGCAGCCCACCCCATGAGGGCCTGCCCCGCGAACCAGTCGCGGAGGGACATGCCCCAAGTTGCCTCGCTACCTGGCGACGCCAAGGCTTGGAGCGGAAACGCCGGTCCCCCGTCGTTGGCGGCGCTCACTTGGCACCCCCTTTCAACGCCCGCGCCTTCCCGAGCGCCCCGAGGAACCCGACCTGGCTCTTCATCAGGCTCGCGTCATGCTCGGCGCTCAACGCCGACGGCGGCTGGTTCTTCTCGATGAACCCCTGCTCCCGCAGGTAGTCCGTGACCTCCTGCATGGTGAACCCCTTGGACGTGGCGAGCATGACGGAATCGGGCACGGCATCGTCCTCCACGACCGTAACGGCGACCGCCTTGGTCGGCGGCTCGCCTGCGGGCTGCTCCACCTCGGGTCGCTCCGCCTCGGGCTGCGGCTCCGGCAAGGCCGGCCTCTGGGGCCGCTCGAACGCGGCGGCGGCGGTCTTCGGCGTGACGTCGGTGGGCTCGTCCTCCAACCGCTCGGCCTCGGCGAACTCCGGGGTGAGGGGGAGGACCTTGGCCAGCCGCTTGAACGCGGTCTTCTTGGCCATCTCGTTGAAGTCGGTGTCCCACGGGGACTGCTTCGACCCCTTCTTGGACCGCGCCCGGATAGCCTCAACCTCGGAGCGCGGAAGGACGACGCAAGCCTCGCCGCCCCCGGCCATCTTGGCGATGGCGTACCACGCATACGCCTCGCCACGTGGCGAGCGCCAGTCAACCGTGTGGCGCGTGATGACGCCACGGTCCCACTGGAAGTCGTCGTTCTCGCAGACGGTCTCCAGCGTGATCGCGGTCACGAGCTTGGACTTCAACGCGAGCTGGATGAGCCCCTTGTAGTCGGGGACCAGCGTGCAGATTTTCTTGTCCCCATCCCGGAACGGAACGAGGTGCGCGTGCCGACCGTCGAGGGTCAGCCCCAGTTGGACGGCCTGATAGACCGCCGACAGCACGCTCTTCGGCGTGCATTCCGCCAGCCCGGGGGTGCGGGCAATGGACGTGACGACCATGCGCGCAACGCGGTCCGCCCCGACGGCGTCCCCGACGATGCGCGCCAGCTCCCGCTTGAACTCGGGGGCCTCAACCGCCGCCTTAACGGACAGCGGTTCCTTCTCTGCCTTGGCAATGTTGCTCATGCGTCATCACGGGACCATATCCGTGAAGACGCGTCAAGCACTGTCCATACAATTTTCTCGACGCGCCCGCCGCTGGGCTGTACCCGCGCGATGCTACGGGCGCTTGCGACCACCGACGGCCCGGGCCTTGGACGCCGTGGTGTCAGGCTTGGCTGCCGCTGACCTGGCCTTCGGCCCCGGCTTGCGGGGCACGCCTCCCTCCTTGATCCACTTCTGGCAGTTCCACTTGGAGTCGGGGTTTCGCCGCTTCTCTGCGAAGCAGGCCCGCATCTGCGCCTTGTTCTTGAATGGCATGGGCGTGGTGTGGGGGGGGTGGTCAGTATCCGAACATCTCCTTGGCCGTGCGGTTTCGGATGCGCTCGGTTTGCTTGTCGATGAACGCCGCCGCCTCGGCCTTTGGCATGGTGGTGAGGTCGAAGCGGTTCTCCATGACGAACTCGCGATAGGCGCGGCCGACGGCCTTCTGGAACCGATGCTCCTCGGCGGGCGTCATCTCGCGCCGGGTGCCGTCCTCGTTGACGACCATGCGCTTGCCGATGGTGGGGAGGAAGACGCCCTTGGAGGCGAGGGTGCCGAGGGTTTGCCACGCGGCGTCGTCCTTGCGTGCGGTGATCCAGCGGGACCACGGGTAACGCTCGATGGCGACGGGCTCGCCGAGGACGTTGAGAACCGGCCCTGGCCCGACGGTGCGCCGCAGGAAGGGCACCTGCTGGACGAAGTACTCACCCCCGGTCTGGGCCTTGAAAATGGACGGCTCCGACCACGCATCGACCTCCTTCAGGAGGTTCGGCACGAACGACCCGGCCAGCCGCGAGAAGTAACGCGGAAGGCGCTTCTCGATGATTTCCTGCGAGTCGTACTTGTAGGCGTTGGACGCCCCCAGGAACTCGGTCAACCCGGAGATGGCCGTGGAGTCCGTGACGACGAGCAAGCCCGCCGCCGCCGCGTCCGCCCACTTCTGGTAGATGGCCTCCTGGTCCCATTTCTCGCGCTCGAAGAGCTGCCGGTCGCGCAGCTCCCCGATGACCCCGAGGATGGAACCGAATCCAAACTGCCGGTACGAGTAGTACTTGTCCCCGACGCGCACGGAGTAGGGCTTGCGGCCCTCGGCGAGGAGCTGCTTTCGCTTCTCGGGCGTGAGGCCCTTGAACGACCCCGTGATGTCTATGGTTCGGTCGTCCTCGTCGTCGTCGTCCCCGAGGAACAGGGTCGCCGCGAACGCCCCGAGGGCGGCGCCGATCCCAGCCTTGGCCACGAGGAGCCTGCGCTCGATGGGCCGGTATTCCTCGGCCAGCCTCCCGCCTGGGCGACTCAGCATCCACCGGACCATGGCCGGGGCCACCATGAAGTCCGAGTAGTCGTTGAACATGTTGGTCGCGAACCGGAGGAACCCCGTCCCGAGGGCCAGCTTCGAGACGAACCCGGCGCCGCTCTTGGTGGCGAGCCTGTCCTCCGACCGGGCCATGCGCTCCGACAGTCGGTACACCATGCCCGCGAAACCCTTTGGCATGTTGGTGTAGTTCATGGCCTTCATGAGCGCCTGCGCGTCGAGGATGACCTCGGCCGGAAGCTGCTGCTCGAGGATCTCGCGCACGCGCGCCTTCATGCGGTCAGGCTGCGTGCCCTCGTTTTCCGCCGTGGTTCGCGCGTCGGCCAGGTCCTTGGCCGTGGGCGTCAGGAACCGATTGATGGCGGCCTCGTTCTCGGTCCGCGCGAGGGCATCGACCAACCCCGCCCGGTAGGTGCCGAGGCCGTTGAGGTGGTCCAGCGCGGACATGATCCTAGAGACGTACTTCAGGTTGGAGATGACGCGCGCGAAGGCGTTGCGCGAGTTGGCGAGGGCCTCCAGCGCGTTGGGCGCCCGCTCCCCGTCCCACGCCTTGGACTTCCAGACGTCGTTGCGGAGGAGGATGGGGAAGAAATCCCCGGCCGCATCGGCGACGCCGCTCCCGTATGCCTTGAAGAAGTCGAGCTTCCGGGGCGTGGCGAGCCCCAGCGCGGCGGTCTTGATGAACCCGTTGATGACGTTCATCCCGCCGTCCACCTGCGTCCGTGTCCCGGACAGCACGCTTGCGTACCAGTAGTCCTGGATGACGTCGCCCCACCGGACCCCGCCCACCTCCTGGATGCGGCGGTACATGTCCATGAGGATGCGCTTGCGGTTCTCCCCGCCCACGGCCTGCGCCTGCTGGGCCATGTCGGTGATTTCCTGGACGATGCCGGAGTCCAGCGAGGCGACCCCGAAGAACGGCGCCACCGCGTCCCGGAAGTTGGCATCGTCGAGAACCCCGAGGTTGGCCCACTTGAGGATGCGCGGGAAGGCGTTGACGAGGGCCTCCTGCGTCTTCTTGTTGGCCTTGGGTGCGACGTACTTCGCGATCTCGCGCTTTGCAATCTCGTCGCGCTTGGCCTGGAACTGCCGGCCGAGGAGGTTCGCCAGCTCGACGCGCGCAGGGTCGGGCATCCTGCTGAGGATGGGGTGGGCGAGGATGGAGTCGTAGATGGCCTGATAGACGTTGCGCTGAACCTCCAGCGAGGACTCCATGATCTCGCGCCAGTTGATGCCCATGTCCCGGGCGGTGCGGTTGAACACCCGCTTCACGAGGTTGTCCGGCTGCGAGGTCTCCCGGAGGATTTCCTCCACGACCCGGCGCCGCACGCCCTTGAGCCACTCGCGGATTTCCTGGCTGTTGATCTCCGGGAACGGAAGCCTGCGCTGCCGCTCCTTGATGAGGTTCAGCAGCGTGAGCATGGGGTTGAGGTAGGAGTACCGGGCCTGCGCGAGGTTGATGGCCCCCAGCTCGCGGCCCGCCTCCGTGGCGTTGGCGCTGTACGCCTTCGCCGCGCGGGGCAGGAAGTTCCCGAGGATCCACTGCGCCACGGCCGCGTTGGGCGAGGTCTTCGCCGCATTGCGGGCACGCGCCATGATCTCCAGCATGACGTAGTTCCGCGCCCCCCGGTTGTCCATCCCGAGGTCCGGGTTCCCCGACATGGCATCGGACAGGGCCGCCTCCAGGTCCGACCCGTAGGCGTCCACCCACCTGACGGCCTCGGCGTGGACCTGCTCGTCGGTCATGGTCTCGTACCGACCCTTGAACAACCCCTCGGAGCGCGCGGTCCTGCCGGTCCCGGGCATCTGGAACTCGGGCGGAGGCGTCGGCGCCCCGGGGCCATCCCCGGCCTCGGCCCGTGCGCGCCCAGCGGCGCGGTCGAGGCGGTCGATGAACCCGCCCATCTCCATGAGGTCCACCGCGTCCTGGTCGTCGGGGACGTACTGCTCGAAGTCGATCCCTGCCTTGGCGTGGTCCCAAGCCTTGGAGACGAGCCCGTTCAGGCGCACCCCGGCCATGCGCGCCAGGTCGGCGGCGGACTGGGCGCCGACCTTGATGGCCGCCTCGGCGAACTTGTAGAGGGCGGCATACACCTTGAACTGGAGGCGGATGGTCTCGCGCGGGTCGGCGCGAATGCCCATCTTCTGGGCCTCGTTGGAGTAGTTCGTCCAGGCGGTCTTGAGGTTGTCGAGCGCCTCGCTGACGGGGCCTTGGGTGGGAGTGACTATCTGGACCGGCTTCGCTGCTCCATATTTCTCAATCCAGTTTGCCGGAAGGAAGAACTCCTTGTCGGGTCGTCTGGAGTAAAATGCTGGATTGTCCTTGGCTTCTGACGATTTGGATCTTGGGATGTTTGACACTCGGAACTGCTCAACTTCCGATGCCGGAACATCAACATAGACCACTTGGCCATCTGGATATTCCTTCTCCAAATACCACTTCGCCTCTTCCAAATCGTCCGTGAACCATCGACCTTGCGAGGACACGGTGTTTTGAAATTGGACATCGCTTGCAATCCATTCAGGGGTTGGCCCCTTGGATCTTTGAAAAGGTTGAGCCCTGTAAAGCCTAACCGTGCCAGCCGTCGCCGTTTCCCCCTCCTCCCCCACCGTGTCCATCTCCTCGCCGATGTTGAAGTTGGCGATGTCCATGGTGACCTTCGGGACCTCGCCCCGAACGAGCGAGCCCATGGACTGCATCCGCTGCCCCACGCGCCCGGCGAGCGAGCGGTCGAGCTCGGAGTCCTTGACGAAGAGCCAGTTGATCCGGGCCACGCCCTTGAGCCCGTAGCGCGCCGACCGCTGCGTAACCTGCGTGACCTTCGAGGCCGTCCACGGGAGGATGATGTTGACCTGGGTGGTTGGGTGGTTGCCAACCCTGTCATGCAGGGACAGCCCGGTCCCGCCCTTGGCCATCGTCGCAACGAGGACCATGGGCCTGGGTGCCTGCCTCCACCGCGCCAGCTCCCGTTGGGCGCCCTTCTCGGTCTCGGAGCCCGTGAAGATGGCCGTGTTCTCCGGCCCGAAGGCTTCCTTGAGCACGTCCTCCATGGCGGGCAGCTCGATGGAGCGGTTGCCCGTGGCGTTCATGTACGCCTCGAAGATGGCAACCGCGCCCTTCGGTGGGAGCCCATAATCCGCCCGCTTCGGAGGCGTGTCTCGCATGCTCTGCGCCATGGCCTTGGCGGCGAGAAACTCCCGCTCCTTCTCCAGGATCTCCGGGATGTTGTAAATTCGCTCCGACCGCGTCTCCAGGAAGATGATGGGCCACCGCCCCTCGGCCATGGCCTGCCGCGCCATGTCGATTCCAGCCTGCACCTTGCCGTACTCCAGCAGGCGCTTGCGGAACATCTTGAGCCACTTCTGGGTGTTCCCGAAGTCGAAGTCCGTGGCGGTCGCCTCGGCCACCCTCTCGATGTCGTCCAGGATCTTCCCATACTTCGGGTCGATGGGGACCGGAGTGAGGCTGGTTTCGATCTGCTCCAGGGGCAGGCGCATGGGCCGTTGCACGAAGATGCCCAGCTTGCGCATGTAATCGCGCCCAGCCTTGGCGTCCTCCATGAACGTCTGGGTCTGGTCCCAGTCCACCGCGAAGATTTCACCGGAGGCATCCCGCTTGACCGTGGCCCCGAAGGCCGCCGCGAAGTTGAGGAACCCGCCCACCTCGTCGAAGACCCCCGTGCCTGCGACGTACTCCATCTGCGTGGGGTCCTCGTAGGGCGTTGCCGAGGCCATGATCGTGAACTTGGCCTGCCGCATCCACATCTGCGCCGTGGACCCCTGCTTCGCGTCGCGCGAGTGCTTGACGTAGTGAGCCTCGTCGAAGACCAGCGCGTCGGTGTCCCGGGGTGGCGTCTCCCGGAACTTCGCGTAGGTCATGAACTCGATGTCATCGACGCCGAACTTGGCGAGGTCCTCCTTGGCCTGGCGGATGAGGTCCTTGTTGGGCGTGACCCAGACGATGCGACGCGCTCCCTTCCTGCGAAGCTCGCGGATGGCCCCGCCGAGCACGAAGGTCTTGCCCGTGCCCGCGTCGTTGCCCAGCAGGAACAGGCGGCGCCCGTTGGCGTGGGCGCGGGCGATGGCGCCGACGTCCTCGACCTGCTCGTTGACTACGTTTTCAGGAATACCCTGCGCGATCCCGGCCCGTAGTAGTCCTGCGGTGTCGGCGGACACAGACTCCCGAAGCACGCGAGGATCTCCTGATTCGTCGGGTCGTCCGTCAGCTCGTTCCCGGATTCCTCGTAGCTTTGGATCAGTCTTGTGAGACGCGACTGGGCGCTGGGAGCCATCGCCGCCTTCCGAAGCCTTTGGAAGTATCTCTCGGAGGGCATTGAGCGAATCTCGTCCAAACTCCCATCTTCGGAGGGGATTATTCCATCTGCCGCCCGCACGCGAGAGGGATTCCTTGAGCTTGCGAGTCTCACCCGTGACTGCGTAGGCAGGGCCTTTGCTGGTTTCATAGAGGAACGCGATCTGGAGCTTGTTGCCCTTGAGGTTGGAAAGCAGGTCCGACGGCACGGCCCGGGCCAGCACCTTGCGCATGGCCTCGGGCGTCTCCATCCCGGCGTCGATTTCAAACTGCCCCGTGGCCGGGTTCAGCCGGGCGGTCCCGTCGTTGAGGTAGTTGTCGAAGAGCGTGCCCGCCTGGGACTCGTTGAAGCCATTGGCCATGGCGACCTCGACGAACCGGACGCGCCCGGTCTTGGGCTTGCCGGGAGGCGGAGGCGGCGTGGTCGGCGGCGGCGTTGGAGGCGGCGTTCCGCCACCCCCGCCCGGAGGCTTGTCGATGTCCGCGATGATGGCCCGGGCCTGCGACGGCGTGACCTCCTCGGCGTCGTCCACGCCAACGATGGCGCTGTTCCAGAAGCTTGCGAGGTGAGGCTTGAGGCGTTCCCACAAGTCCGGGGCCTTGGACTTGACATGGCCCGCGTACCGGGCGAACGAGCGGACGCCAGCCTTGATGTAAATGTTGGCGATGCGGATTCCGATTACGATGATCTCCGGGTCCGCGCCGGAATACGTGGCCCTCAGCTTCGCAAACTCCGCATCAATGGCAGCTTCTTCCTCTGCGGATAGGAATGACTCGCTCGGCGGCGGCGTGGTCGGCGGCGTGGTCGGCGGCGGCGTGGTCCCCTCCGTCGTCTTCGGCCCCTTCCCGGTTCCCTCCGTTGTCTTCGGGGCCTTGGGCTTCTTTATCCTTGGGCCGCGTCCGGCCTTCTTCTTTCCTCCAGCACCCTCGCCATCCCCACCGTCCCCGTCGCCGTCGGCGTCCCCTTGTCCATCCGGAGCGCCTCCGCCCTCCGTCTTTCCCTCAGCATCGCCGCTGCCTCCGCCAGCGCCATCGCCCTCGGCGTCCCCTTGTCCCTCAGGAGCGCCTCCGCCTTTTCCAGCACCCTCACCTTGTTCGGTGCGACCCCCTTGCCCTGTTGCTTTTCCATCCTCCTCCTCCTTCTGCTTCTTCCGTCTTGCTGCATCCTCGGCGCGAGCCTGGCGGGCATCCCTGGCCTTTCGAGCTGCGACCGACAAAACCTGCGGGCGTCCCGGAATTTCCGCCCCTCCCCAAAGCCCGCCGCCGACGGCGAGGTCCTTTAGGGCCTTCTGCGCGCTTTCCGCGTAGAACTTGAACACCTCGTCCGCCTCCTTGGCGGACTGGATCCCCATGAGCACCCCGACCAGCGCCTTGGTCTCGGGGTCCTCCTGGCCACCGATCCCGAGCGTGGCCTGATCGACGTACTCCTCAACGGAAAGCCCCGAGGACTTGATGTCCACGATGGCCTTGAACGCATCCCGGAAGACCGACCCAAGCTCGTAGGCCGTGCCCGCAAGCTGGGCCAGCATCCCGGCGTTCTTGGCGATGCCGTTGATGGCCTGCCTGAACCCGAAGTCCCCGGCCCGCTCGATGATGAACGCCGTGTCCCGGTAGTCCTTCGAGCCAAAGAGGTACGCCAGAAGCGCCTTGTTCGCGAAGGGCTCGATCTGGTCGTTGAGCTCGCCCTTCGGGTCCTGGAACTTCTCGCTCATCCCGGACAGGGACTGAACCAGCCGCATGAACGGCTCGTTCTGCTTCACCATCATGGACCCCGTCTCCGACGGGTTGAGCTTCAGCAGGATTGTCGGGTCCCTGCGGATGGCATCGGCCACGCGCACGGCGGCGTCGATGATCGTCGGGCTGATTGCCGGCGCGTCGTTCGCGGTCTCGGCGAACCGGAGCTTCGTGGTGTTCGGGTACGAAAGCGCCAGCCGGAACGCCATGGGGTTGCGCATGGAGTCCACCTGCTCCGGCGTGAACCCGAGGCTCGCGGCGTTCTTGCGGAGCCAAGCCTTGTACCGTTCCATGGACTGGAACCCGGCCTTCCCAAGCGTCCCGGAGATGGCCCTGCGCACGCCTCGAAGCCGGTTGTTCCCGGAGATGGCCTGCGCCTTCTCGTCGATGATGATGCCGCCCGTGTCCGTCGTGCCGCTCTCCGCGAGCCTGTGCCCTCGAAGGTCCCGGCCGTACTCGTCGGCCTTCTCCTGTCGTTCCACGGTGTCGAGGACGCGGGGCTGGATCTTCTGGTTGTAGGCGTTCCCCTGGAACGACGTGACCACGTCGTCCGCCTCCATGAGCACCCACACGCCCTCGGCCGTGACGTCTGGATCCCTCGGGGCGTCGGCCATCCACGGCTTGCCGGTGATGACCTGGAGCCTCCCAAGCCCGGCGGGCCGGTCGAGAACGGCCGTCCCCGGCGCGTCCCCGGGAGTGATGGCGCCCGGGCCACCGACGGATTGCGCGTCGGCATCCATGGTTTCCTCCGTCCACGCGTTGGGGGCGGGAGGGGGCGTGGGCGTCGTGGGCGTTGGAGGGGTTGGGGTGGATGGGGGCTTCCTGCCAATCGGTTTTGACGACTTAGACGGCGCATCGCCCTTTCGGCCGCCTGCCGCCCATTGCAGCCACTCCTGATAGCGCTGTTCCTCCTGCAACGCGAGGAAGGCAGCGTCATTCCTTCGTTCCACGCCAAATTGCGTCAGGCGTTGGTGCAGCCCAATCAGCGCGTCCACCTCACGCTCATTGACATTGCGCTCGATGGCGCCATTGATGCGCCCCTCAAGCGTCCTTAGGAAATTCGAGAGCGCTTCGTCCAGCGCGGAAAGCACATCCGGATCAACGTTCTCCCCGTTCAGATACCGACCAGAAATCGCTCCGGCCAACGAGTAGGAGTTGGCCACGTTTTCCGGTAGGTTGAGCTGCCGCTTCAGCGTGCCGTCCAGGATTGCCTCGTCGATGGGCGACGGGACGTTTTCTGTCTCGGCCGTCCCAAGGCCCTCTTCCAAGATGCTCGGGTCCACCGTTGCAACGCGGCGCCCGGATTCATCTGTGACCGCTTGCTCACCTTGCGCGGAAAACAATCCAGCCTCGACGCCAGCACGTCGTAGTTGTTGACGCCCCGGTGACCCTGGTTGGGTTGCGCCAGTGTATGGCGTGACGATAACGTCTCTACCCGGGCCAGTGTATGGCGGCGTGAACACGCGAGGCTGGGTTGGGCGCGGCGCCGGCAACAACCCTGCAACCCCACCCCCACCCGGCAACAACCCCGTTGCCCCCGGCGCCCCTGCCCCGGGCGCTCCACCCTCACCCTGACCCGCCACTTCTGCCTCGTCGTTGACCGGAACCAACGGCATGGGTGGCGCTGGGGTAACCGTCCTCGGCGCGTCGGGAGGAACCGCCCTCGCCACCGGTTTGCGGGACAACGCACCGCGCGCCCCTCCGAACAAGGCGCCCACCCCGCCGCCGTAGAGCGCCTCCTCGACGAGCTGCGCCCCGACGGCCCTGTCCGGGTCATAGACCGCCTTGGCGGCGATGTCCGAAAGCACGCTCTCGGAGCCTTCCTGAAGCGCCTCGGAGACGCCCCCGACGACGGCCCCGCCTGCGGCCCGGGCGGCCCGTGGGCCGACGCGACGCGCGGCGGCCTGAACGACCGCCTCCGCTGCCCTCTTCGCGAACGGGAGCTTGCTTGCCGCGCCCCCGACCACGCCCAAGGCCCCTTCCGTGACCGCCCCAATCGGCGCGGTCGCCGCGAACGCGAGCTGCGCCCGGGACTCGCGCTCGCCCTGCAACGCCCTTGCGCCCTCCCAGTCGCCCTCCGCGAGCAGCTCGGCGATCTGCCGGTCAGTCGTTTCCCTCGCCTCATCGGCGGCGGCCTGCCCTGCGGACAAGCCGTACACCCCGCCCGCGACGAACGGCGCGGCCGGACCCGCAAGCGCGGCCGGGGCGATTCCGAGGGTCGCGCCCACGGCGCCGAAGAACTTGCCCGGGATGCGTTGCTCCGAGGCCGGGAGCACGGGAAGCCCAGCCCCGGCTTCCTCGATGGCGCGACCGGCTTTGGTGACTCCGGATTCCTCGATGGCCCGGATTCTCTCCTGTCCGGTTGGGGCCTGCCACGCCGAAGGAAGCGACCTTGCCGATGGGTCGAAGAACGCTGGCATTGGGGCCATTGGCGCCGCAAGCGTCCCTGCTGCTGTTACCGCCTTCCCCACCACCCCTGCCGCCTCGCGCCCCAACTGCGCCGCCGCCGACCCGGCCTCCTCCATGAACGTGTCCGGGGCCTGCGCCGCCTCCTCGCGGGTCCGGGCCTCGTTTTCCTCCTGCCTCCGCCTCAGAAGCGCGGCGCGGATCGCGTCCCCGTTCTCCGCGAGGAACTGCGGGATCTGGGACTCGTCGAGGGTGTCCTCGACCGTGGCGATTCCAATCTCGCCGAAGTTGAGCGTCGTGGGCATGGGGTTGGCTCAGTAAACCTTCCAGGCGCCGGAAGGGTCGCGCATCACGTTGAAGACGTTCGTCCCGCGAGGCTGGACGATGCCCGCCCCGGAAGGCGGGTTCGTTCCCTGCGGAACTCGGGGACCCGGCGGGCGAAGGTCTGGCTTTGTCGCCCCATCCCCCTCCTGCCCCACCGTCCTCCCAAGCAACCCCTCCAGATTCTGGATGCGCGCCTTGAGTTCCTTGCGCGCGGTGGCCTTGGTCATGCCGCCAAACATAGGCGAATCGACCTTCGGCTCCTTGCCCTGCGGGAAGTCGATTGAAACCTTGTCTCCCTTGACCCCCTCGATTTCCCGCAAGGCGCCCTTGAGGCCCTGGATTGCATCCCGCACGGGCTTCTCCTCGCGCCTGCGAAGCGCGGCTTCCCGAAGCGTCGGCAAATCTGAGGCAGGGACCTTGCGGGACACCTTGCCAAGGCCCTCGACCTCCTCGCTGATGTCCACAAGCTCCCCGGGCGCGGACTTTTCCCCGGCCAACAGCGATCGAAGCTGGGTGTTCTCGTTGCGAATCCGCGCAACCTCCTCGGCTGTCTGGCCCCGCTGTTCCTGCAAGGCGCTTTGCCGCCCAAAGCGTTCCTCCTCCACGGCCCTCGACGCCATGCCGCTGGCCCACCCCTGCCGGTACTCCGGGAGGTTCCGGATGTCCTGCGGAATGTCCGCGAAGGACTGCCCCGAAAGGGCCTCAGCCTGACCGAGTTCCGCGGCCTGCTTGGCCGACTGCTGGGCGCGCGCGCTGGCCCTAATGTCCAGTTCCCCGTCCGGCCCCGTGACCGCGTAGGGGCCGAACTCTGCGGCGACCTGCTCCCTGCGGATGCGGTTCTGCTCGGCGCGTTCCTTGGCGATTTCCTCGCGGTAGCGGCGTTGTTCTTCGAGCTGGCGCCGCTGCATCTCAAGCCCCGGCAACGCTCGAATCCCGGCCGTCGTATCGACGAATGTCTGTTCCATGTTAGCCTCCCAACCCGATTCCCTTGAAGATGCTGGTGAAGCCGCCGCCGCTTCCAAGCATGGCGCCTCCGAAGTCCGACATGGCCTTTGCGCCGACCTCGGTTGCACCCTGCGCCATCGCGGCGTCCTTCATCGCCCCCATCTTCTCCGTCCGCTCGCGCGACCGGAGCGCCATGATCTGCGACGGCGTGAGCATGTAGTTCGCCATCTCCGCCCGGGGCGTGGTCCCGAGGATGCCCGCGAACTGTTGCTGCCCCATGTTCATGAGGTCGAGCGAGGTCCTGCCAAGGTCGCGGGCGACAAGGTTCCTGCCAGCCGGGGTGCCTCCGTAGCCGCCCGTGACGGCCCGCGCCGCGGCGGACCTTTGGATGACGTCCGCAACGTCGGCCGGGATCTCGCCGCGCATGAGGGCGAGCGCGTTCTGGCTTCGCTGGGCCTGCCCCTCCTCGTAGCCCGGGATGGTTTCGCCCAGCATCTTCCGAAGCTCGGCGCGGTTGAACTCGTTGCGTCGGCTCTCGATCCCCTCGGCCTGCCCCTGCGACCCGGAGACGTCGCCATAGACGTCGCCCATCTTGATGCCCGGCAGGTTGGCAATCGCCTCCAACTGCCGCTTGCGACGCGACGCCGCGTTGGCGGCCATGAACGAACCGCCAATCGACAACCCTGCTCCCAAAAGCGCCTGGTACATTATCGAAACCCTCCAAATACACGTTCAAGGCGCGCTGGCCCGAACAACGACACGCCAACGCTGGCGCGTTCCGCCGGGCTGTACGCCTCCAATTCCTGCCGAAGCTGACGAATGGCCCTCTGGTGGAACCCCTCCGCGAGCTGGAGCTGGTTCGCGTCCTCAAGCTGGATGGCGCGCATCTCGTCCTTGATGGCCCCGAGGTTCTGGATGAAGAGCCAGTCGGAATCCGCGCGCGCCGGGATGAACTTCAGCCGGACGAGGGCCTCGACGGTCACGTTCGAGCACGACGTGTCGGCGGGCGTGCAACCGTTGCCCTCGGTTCCGCACCCGGCCTCGTCGCACCTGCGGGGCATCCGCACGAGGAACGTGCGCCGGTACTCCGGGACGGTGGTCCCGGCCGACCAGATGGCGACCTGGGTTTCCTGCCCGGTGGAGACGTTGACCGCCGTGGCCGTGACGCGGTTCGCCGTGACGGGCTTCTGGACGCCCGTGAGGCTGGGGGCCGCGAACGTGTTCACGCTCTCGACGTACCCGGCCGGGGCGACGAGCGTGACGTACTCGCCGTCGATCCACCCCTCCGTGGGGTCGTTGGTGCGGATGACGTTCCCGTTCACGTCGAGGCCCTGGAGCAGGACGCGCTGCCCCGCGTCGGCCGCGACCGATGCGTAGAGGCGGACCTTGGAGGCCCCCGTGAAGTCGCGGAACTGGGGGAAGATTCCCCGGTCGAGAAGCTCGCGTTCCGCGCACGGGTCCCGGGGGTCCGGGGCCTTGGCCTCCTGGAGGAACTCGTACCACTCGTTGCGGATGGGGACGCCCTCCCCGCAGGCGAGGAGGCCCTCGACGTTCAGGACGTCCTCGGGCCACGTCACGCACCCGGCCGTCACGCACACGCGGATGCGCCGGTACGTCCCCCACCACTTCCCGGCCATGGCAAGGCGGGACTGGGCCTCGTTCACGAGGTCCGTGAAGCGCGGGTCGCACGCCGCGAGGTTCACGGCCTGCGGGATGCTGGAGGCCTTTGCTCGGGAAAGCGGGGTTCTCATAGCGTGTACCGGATGGAGAAGAACCGGAGCTTCCAGTTGGCGGGGGTGAAGAGATGGGGTGTTCCTGCGGTTTTGTTGTACACCATGATGTCGCTGGAACCTCCAGGGTTCGCCATGCAGGTCACGAAGATGTTCACCGCATCGAACGTGATCTTGTAGGCCGTCTTGCCGTCAGGATCAACGTCAGTCCCTTGCTCGTAGTTGAACGTGACATCCCACGGCATGATGCGGTCCCCGACCGCGTAGCCATGCTCGGCCGTGACGCATACGAAGTAGGCCGTCACCTCGTCCGGAAGCGCCGTCAACCCGTGCCCCTGCGAGGACATGGTTCCGAACCCCGGAAGGCCCAGCATCTCCACCGCCGACTTCTCGTAGGGCGGCGGGGCGGGTCGCTCGGGGGACACCATCTGGAAGTTGGTCCCGTCGTGAACCACGACGACGATCTTGCCGGAGGTGATGTCATCCTGCTCCAGGTCCACCGTCCCGCGCTTCTTGATCGGCACCGCCGTCAACCCATCCACCGAGAGCGTCGCCGCCCCGGTGTTCGCGAAGGTCGCCTTGAAGATGTACGTCGCCCCGAGTCGGTATGCCTCGGCTGGGGGCGCGGCCGGGGACTGCGTGTACGTGTACGCATTGGACGAACCGCCCGGCGTGCCCGCGTTGTGCAGGCTCGAAAGCCAACGGGTCCAAGCCGCGTCCGGGACGCTCCACTTGAGCGGTTCGAGCCCCGGGCCTCCGGACAAGCCTTGCCGGAGCCAGTAGAGGGCGACGTCCCCGGGGGCGCCGGTTCCGTCCTGCCATTGGATGCCCCCGGAGATCGTCGCGAGGATGGCCGCAACGTAGGCGTCGAGGCGCGCCTGCTCCGTTGGGTAGCAGGCGGGAGGCGGAAGCGTGCCGGGGGTGAGCGTTACCGTTGCCATGGTCAGATCTTGTAGGCGTAGTCCTCGGGCTGCGAGCAATAGCCCGCGCACTCCAGTTCAAGACACTCCGTTTGGCAGGAACCGGCCTGCGCCGGGGGGCACTGGAACCGGCTGATGTCCCCGAACCCGGGCTGCTGGACCTCGTTGGCCAGCACGGCCAGGCGCTTCAACCGGAAGCGGCCGGAGTTCTCAAGGCGGAACTGGAACTCGAACCCCTCGCGGGTGTGCCTCCCGGACTGTGGGTCGGGGATCGCCGGGGGCTGCGGGAACGCGATGCGCGACCGCGCGGCGGGCTTGAGGATGCGGACGGTCTTGCAGGGGTACGTCGCCCCGCAGTCCTGATACCTCGCGCAGTCCTCGATGCTGCCCATCTGCGACCAGCACTCGTTCTCGTTCGGCCGGAACCGCACGGACATGGAGACGTTCCCGGCCACGCGGTCGTACCACGTCTCCGCCCCGTCCAGCCGCTTCAGCTCGTTGGGGCTGTTGAACGTCATGCCGCGCGTTTCGACGACCCACTCGATGGGCGTGTCCCCGGTCCCGCTGAAATCGAAGAGCCCGCCGCGCGTGATTTCCGTCAGGCCGATGTCCCCGGAGTCACGAAGGCACCACGCGAAGCACCGCTCCTCCAGGCGGTCCATGACCGTCGAAATCCGAAGGATGCGTTCCCCGGTCCACACGCCCTCCCACGCCGGAGGGAGCTTCCGGCCCATGCCCGAGACGAGGTTGAAGTCCAGGACGACCATGCCCATGTGGTATACGCCCCGGCCGTTCACCGACTGCGGCAGGGTCGTCATGAGCATCCGGTTGTCGAACACGACGGACGACGCCTCCGAGAGCAACGCCTGCGTGTCGTACCGGAGGGCGCGCTCGATCTGCCTCGAAATCGGGGTGTTCCCCCACTCCGTGAAGTCGCGCCGGGCGTACACCAGGCTGCGGACGCCGTCCGTCGCCCGGAAGAACAGGTCGCCGTTCACGGCCACGATGGACTCGTGGTTCATCGACCCGAAGTTCAGGAGCGCAAACCGCTGGATGGGATACCGCAGGTCCTTCCAGACGTCCCGCTCCACGGGCGCGTCGAAGGCGAACGTGCCCTGCGGGGTGAACACCAGAAGGTCGCCGTCCCCCAGGGACGTGTCGAGGTTCGCCCCGAAGGCCATGCCCGTGATGGGACCCTGCGGGGTCGCGAACGCGCCGCCCTCGTTCAGGAAGTCGTTCTCCGAAAACCGCAGGATCGTCGCGCGCTGGAGGGTCGCGTCGGACCAAATCAGGTCGCCGCCGTAGTACTCGTTCCCACGGGCGACCCAGAGGCGACCCTTGCCGTAGGCCATGGGGCCGCCCACGGGGACCTCCCGCACGCCGGTTGAGAGCCCCCCGGAGTTCGCCCGCCGCGACCCGGCGCCGTCGTAGATGACCGGGGCGCGCAGGTTGTCCTGAACGATGAGGAAGTTCTCCGCCTGGATGAACCACGCATGGAGCTGGTTCGGGTCCGAGGCGTCCCCGGGAATCGTGATCTCCGAGACGTCGAACCCGGGGAGGCGAACAAGGAAGATTCGCCCGGAAATCGCAACGGCCAGAAACGATTCCCCGGAGTCCGAACGGTACGACCCGCACCCTTGGAACCGGCCCGTTGCGAACGCCGACTGCATGGACGCGCCCGACGCGCCCGACGGGAACCGAAGCGGTCGCCGCCACCAGCCGGGCCTCGCCTGCGGAAAGCCGCCCCGGACGGTCGTGTTGACCGCCCATGCGAGCTGGTTCGGCTGGAGAAGGGACGGCGCGAAACCGGAATCCACGCCAGCCTCAGCCGTCAGCATCCCGTCCAGAATCGTTCCGGGAGCGCGAGGCATCTTGCGGGCAGCATCCCATGCTGGCTACCATGCGGCAAGATGGAAACGACGCCGGGGGCGGAAGCGCGGCCGCACACCGACCTGAAATGGGGCACCACGGACGAGTTCCAGATCCACGCCGCCATGATGCGGGCGGGCGGGTACAAGGAGTTCAACGGGGTTCGCTACGGCGGGGGCATGGCGTTCCACACCAAGGGGGCCATGAAGGCCCTGTGGCCATGGCTCGACTGGCACCTGTGGTCGGAGCTTCTGGTGAAGTCCTTCTCGGAAAACAACGAGGTGGGCGTCATGGGGCCGGGATCCTCCGGGAAGACGTTCATCGCCTCGGCGTGGGCGCTCTGCCAGCTCTACGTCTGGCCGCAGGGAACGACCGTCATCATTTCGACGACGACGCGCGAGGGTCTCCAGTTGCGCGTGTGGGGATCCATCAAGGAACTCCACAAGAAGGCCAAGGCCCGCCGCGCGTGGCTCCCGGGCAAGGTCCACGAATCGCGCTACGCGCTGGCCACCGGCGCGGACCCGGACGCGGAGCCCGGCGAGGGCGTGGACTTCCGGGACGGCATCATCGGCGTCGCCTGCCGCGTCGGAGGGCAGTTCGTCGGCATCTCGAACTACGTCGGCATCAAGAACGACCGCATCATCCTCGTGGCCGACGAGGCGTCGCTCATGCCCCGCGGGTTCCTCGACGCCGTCCCGAACCTGCGCAAGAACCCCGTGTTCAAGCTCATCGCCCTCGGCAACCCCAAGGACCGCACGGACGCACTCGGGGTCGTGTGCGAGCCTGCCCCGGAGGCCGGGGGGTGGGATGGCCTCCCCTACGAGGAGAAGACCCGCACATGGAAAACCCGGGCCACCGGGGGAATCGCCATCCAGCTCTGCGGCTACGACACGCCCAACGGCCGGTATCCCAAGGGCCTCAACCCATTCAAGGGCATCATCACGCCGGAGCAGATTGACGCCGACCTCGCCTACTACGGCCGGGACTCGCTCCAGTTCGCCATGATGAACCTGGGCGTCATGCCCCGGGACGGCGGCTCGCGTCGCATCATCACGGCCACGCTCTGCGAGGAGAAGGGGGCCTTCGAGGAAGCCGTCTGGTCGTCGGCCGACCGCATGACCCGCGTGGTGGGGCTCGACGCCGCCTACTCCGGAATCGGGGGCGACCGCTGCGCCCTCATCCCCCTCGTCTTCGGGCCGAACCGAGCGGGGGCCAGCATCATCGCCTTCGACGGCGCCCCGGTCATCGTGCCCGTGGACGTGCGCCTGCCCGTCGCGCCCGAGGAGCAGATCGCCAGGTTCGTCATGGAATGGGCCACCACGCGCGGCATCCCGCCCGAGAACGTCGCCTTCGACTCCACCGGCCGGGGCACGCTCATGTCCGCGTTCGCCCGCCTCTGGTCCACGGCCGTCGTCCCCGTCGAGTTCGGCGGCAAGCCCTCCGACCGCCCGTGTCGGCCAGGGGATCCCAAGACCGAGATCGAAGCCTACGACCGCAAGGTCACGGCCCTGTGGTACTCCACGCGCATGGCCGTCGAATCCCGGCAGGTCCGCGCCATGCCCCGCGAGGTCGCCGAGGAGGGCGCCCTCCGCGAATGGGGCGTCGGGAAGTCCGGCAAGGTTGAGGTCGAGCCCAAGTGGAAGACCAAGGAACGCATGGGCCGCTCGCCCGACCTCTATGACGCATGGGTCGTGGGCCTCGAAGTCGCGCGGATGCGGGGGTTTTCCATTGCCTCGGGGGCCGCTCCCGGTATTGTCAAGACACGGGTGCCTTCATGGCTGCAACGTATGCACAAGGATGCCCGGAACACGCGAAGGGGAATGGAGTTGATTCATGGCTAGACCGCTATTTGACGGCTTGGTTGACGTCACCAAGATCGACAAGTCTGGATTGTTTGAAGGAAAGCCGCGCCAAGACGGCACGAAGCCCAAGTACATGCGGATTTCGATTTGGGCCAAGCCAGCCGACAAGTTTGGCAACACCGCGTCCGTGTCCCAGGGATTCAGCAAGGAGGAGCGCGCGGCCGGGAAGAAGATGATCTTCATTGGGGATCTCAAGACCACCGAGGATGTCCCGCGACCGCAAGCGCCCGCCGACGACGACCCATTCGCCTGACCCATGCAACCCCTCGACCGCAACGCGACCCCGCCTGGGGGCTGGAAGTTCTACCAGCCCGAAACCCAGTGGACCATGCCCACCCCGCTCAGCCAGTCGTGGAAGACCGCCGTCGAGCGCATCGTCCAGCATCGCAAGGCCAACCCCGCGCTCGCGGACACGGCCACCGTCGCCCAGGCCGAGGCCGACCTCGAAGCGTACACGCGCTCTAGGATGCCAAAGGCCATCGTGGACGACGGTTCCGGATCGGCCGTGCGCCCAAGCGGCGGGTGCGGGGGGTGCGGAAAACGATGAACGCCTTCATTCGGGGCATGTGGAGGCTCGCCGCGTGGCTCAACTCCGGGCGCGAGCGGGTTTACCCGTTCCTTGCCGAGGAGCGGGCGGCCAAGTGTGCGGGTTGCCCGAAGAGCATCGAGCGGAGAAGGCTCTCGACCCGCGTCTTCGCCTTCGTCTTCCGGTTCCCGCGCACGCGCACGCTTTGGGGCCGGTTCGCGGGCACCTGCGCGGCCTGCGGGTGCGACATCCCCATCAAGGTCTGGGTCCCCCTCACCGAGGCGGACAAGCCAACCCCGGAGATGCCGCCCGACTGCTGGGTGCGGACTGAGCGCGAATGAACCCGCAGGACGTCATTGAGGCGTACTACGCGAAGAAGAAGTCGCCCAAGGCGGGGCGGACGCGGCCGGTGTTGGGTTGGGACGTGACGCCGACGTTTGAGCCTATTGGGCTTGGAGACACGGTGATGCTGACGGACATTTTGGACGCGTCGGATGGAAAGATTCAGCCGCACTCTTGGTCGCATCACTTCCATTCCGTGTTCTCCAGGACGATGCATCAACTTGGGAAGCGCAACCCAATGATGGTGGACCTGTGCCAAGCCTACCATGAATGGGACCTTGGAGGCGGGCATCTTACGCAGCGATTCCGAAGGTTGTTCGGAATTCCTGTTCAACACGTTCCAAGCGGGTCGTTGCGTTCCATTTCAAGGCGTCGGAAGGGTCGGGTGATTCTGCACATCGAGGCTGGAAAGCATGTCGAATGGCAACGCGTGAACATCCACCCTCGAGCGCGCGAGTTCTACCCGGAGCATTTGGAATCACTTCAGGCGTTCGCCCGCGAGCGCAAGGACCTTGAGTTTGTGACCGTTGGTGGTCGCGGGCTTTACTGGTGCTCGCATCAGGAAACAAGGGACGCGGCTGAACTTATCGATTTTATGGCCACGGGGGAGTGGTTCGTTGGGATTGTGAGCGGCCCCATGCACGTTGCCGCGGCGCTTGGTTTGAAATCCGTTGTGGCGCTCAACTTCCCGGACCCGAGGAAGATCATGCTGCCAACCGTTTGCGCGCTTGGGACGGTCGAGGAGGAATGGCTCTATCCCCAGAACGTCCACCTCCACGAGGACGCTTCCGGGCCGCTCGTTCCGAAGTTTTCCAAGCGCAACCTCCACCGCGCATTCGATGGGGAAGTGTATCCGTTTTGGAAAACCGATTTGCTTGGGCTTGTTGAATGAAGACGATTTCCGCAACCGCCTACGCCATGACTGGCGTTCATGGAAGCGCCGTCACGCGCGATGAGCTTTTTGAGCTGGCGCGTCTTTGGGACGATGTTGGCGGGAACATTGTCGAGGTTGGAACCCAATGCGGGCAGACGTCTCGGGCGCTGGCAATGCACGCTCCACATAGGACCGTGTTCACGGTGGACACAATTCACCCTTCGGACCTGCCGGAAATGCAGAAGAAGGAGCAGCCAGCGCTCGAAAACGTCGCTTGGCATTGCAGGGGGTTGCCGAACGTCTTTGTTTCACTGGATGGGTTTGAGTCCTTCCGGATGGAAAACAAGGGGATCCGGATGGCGTTCATCGACGGAGACCACAGCCTTGAAGGCGTCGCCAGGGACACCGCCAAGGTCCTGAACTACGCCGTTCGCGCGGGTCAAAAGTTCGTCATCGCGTGGCATGACTACAACATCGGTGACGATCACTGGTGCGGCGTGTACAGGGTGGTGGAACACTTTCATTCCTCGGGTAGGATACCGGAGCATTTCCACCTGTCCGGGACTCGCCTTGCCTTCACTGTCATCAACCCGCAATCCTAGCCCATGAGCCTCAAGTCTCCCCAGAAGACCCTCAACATGATCCGCGCCATGATGGACGCGGACAGGTCGAGGTCCACCAACCGCGTCCGCATCCAGCGCCTCTTCAACGGGGCGCCGCCCTACACCGCGGAGGAAGCCGAGTCCCTCAAGGCGCAGACCAACATTTCCTTCCTGGAGGGCGTTCGCATCATGAACGGCGCGCGCTCGCAGTTCTCGTCGGCGCTCCTCAAGCCCGGCAACTTCTTCGACGTCTCCGTGGACTTCGGCCCGGAACACAAGCGCGTCTCGTGGGGAAACATCATCACCAAGGAGGTCAACCGCATCATGAAGCGGTCCAGGGCCTACCGCGACGTCATCGAATCCCAGGTCGGAAACATCTGCCTCCACGGCGTCGGCCCCGTCACCTGGCTCCGTGACCGCGACTGGTGCCCGAAGCCCCACGCCATCGAGGACGTCCTCGTCCCGGCCAACACCCTGCAATCACTGGAGAACCTGACGCACTTCGCCGTCCACGTCGCCTTCACGTTGCAAGACCTCGTGCGCATGACCCGTCTGGACAAGGACGGATGGGACATGAACCTCGTCAACGCCATCCTCCAAAGCCTCGGGAAGATGGAACTCGACGCCGTTTCAACGCAGACGACCTCCGACCCCTACTACTTCCCCGAGAAGGTCGAGGAAGACCTCAAGGAGGACTCCATCTACTACGGCTCCGACGCCGTCCCCGTTTGCTGGGTCTGGGACTTCTACTACCTCGACACGTCCTGCGACTGCGGGCCGTCGTGGAAGCGCCGCATCCTCGTGGACCAGACCCAGCAGGGCCTCCCAACCACGGCGGCCATGGACCGCTGGCTCTACAACCCGGGCGACCGCTGCCACGGCAAGGACGTCTCCCAAATCATGCACGTCCAGTTCGCCGACGGCGCCGTCAAGCCGCCGTTCCGGTGGCACTCCACCAGGTCCCTCGGCTACCTCCTCTACGGCGTGTGCCACCTCCAGGACCGGCTCCGGTGCCGGTTCACCGACTCCGTCTTCGAGCAAATGCTCTGGATGTTCCGGGTTCGCTCCGAGGAGGACCAGGAGGCCGTCCGCAAGGTGGACCTCGGCCACATGGGCGTCGTGCCGGATGGGTTGTCGTGGGTCCTGCCCAACGAGCGGCAGCAGATCGACGTCAACCTCATGACGCAGGGGTTCGCCATGAACCGCCAGAACATGGCCGAAAGCGCCGCCCAGTTCCAGACGGACGTCAACGACGGCACCCAGAAGGAAATGACCGCCACCGAGGTCATGGCCCGCGCCAACGCATCCAACGCCCTCATGGGCTCCATGCTCTCGCGCGCTTACACCATCGCCGAGGACCAGTACCGCGAAATCCTTCGCAGGTTCTTCACCATCGACCACGAGGACTGCAAGCGGTTCCGGCAGCGGTGCGAGGCGCAGGGCGTTGACCCGGTTTGCTGGGAACGCATCGACGACATGGACGTCATGGCCGAGCGCGCCGTCGGAAGCGGCAACAAGATGCTCGAAATCGCCGCAGCCGAGAAGCTCATGGCCGTCCGGCCCATGCTCTCGCCCATCGCGCAGCAGACCGTCCTCCACATGTACGTCGAGGCCAACACCGACAACGCCGGGTTGGCGTCGAGGCTGGTGCCACTGGAGGAGGCCGGGCCTTCGAGGGCCGTCGAGCGGGCCACCCTCGCGTGGGGAACCCTCTGGACCGGCCAGCCTGTCGTCATCGCCGACGCCATCAACCGCGTCGAGTACGTCGGCACCCTCTTGCAGATGCTCGACGCTCAATTGCAGAAGACCGAGCAGCAGGGCGGGATGCCCCAGCCGCAGGACGTCATGGGCATGATGAACATCATGCAGCACGTCCAGGAGCAGGCCGCGCGACTGGAGGGCGACGAGTCCATGCAGCCCTTCATCCGGCAGGTCGGCGACGCGCTCAAGAACGCCGGGAACATGGTCAAGGCGTACATGGAGCGCATCCAGGAGGCGCAGATGGCCCAGGCCGAGGGGCAGGGACAGGCGCAGGACCCAAAGGTCCAGGCCATGCTCATCCAGGCCGAGGCCAAGGCACGCATCGCCGAGGCCAACGCGGCCCAGAAGCGCGAGCAGCGAGACCTCCAGTTCGTCGCAGACCAACGGCGAAAGGACGCCGCCGTCGTCGGCGAGGCCCAGCGATCCGGCGCGCGCGTCCAGGCCGAAATCGCCGCCACCGACCTCCGCACGGCCGCAGAGATTCAACGGGGAAGCCAGACACCAGCCAACGAATGAAGACACCCAGACAGCAGTTCTGCGAACAGAAGGAGATCGCCCAGGCCGCAATGGACGCCATAGCGTCCGCTCCGGTCCAGCGCGCCATGCACGCCGCGTTCGAGCAGGTTGCGTGGACCCTCGGGACCGACGGGCTCGCGCACGCCAAGATCGCCGGGGCTCGCGCGTTCATGGATGCGCTCAACGCCATCGGCATCCCGCACGAGCCACGGAAGGTGCAACAGTTTGGAGTTCTCGACGATCCGGATGAACTGGGCGGCGGGAGCAGAAAGGGAGCAAACCAATGAGCGAGGAATGGGAGGCGTCATTCGACGCCATGAGCGGGGACACGTCAACGGAAACGCCGGGCGCAGCGCAGGCGGCGCCATCCCAAGGCGGGGCAACGCCAGGGGCAAGCGCCGCTGTTGAAAAGGAACTCCAGCCGGGGCAAATCCCGGACGGCGTCCAGAAGCCAACCGATGCACCGCAGGGGAAGTCGGCGCCGCAGGACAAGACCGCGCCGCAGGGGAAGCCCGGCAAGGCCAAGCCCGATTTGTTTCGGACGGACGACATTCCGGACGACGAACCGGAACAGGCGAAGGGGGAGCCAGCCAAGCAGGAGCCTCCCAAGAAGAAGGACGGCATCGCGGCCCTTCGGGAAACCTATGAGTTGACGAAGAACGAGAAGGCCAAGCTGGAGGCCCGCGTCCAGGAGCTCGAACGTACCCGCGAGGAGGGCACCAAGGCCGAGGTCGCCAAGGCCACCGCCGAGCTTCAAAAGCAGATCGACGACATCCGCAAGGCCCGCGAGGAGGCCGAAACCGAGCTGCGGTTCGCCAACTACGCGCGGAGCAACGAGTACAAGGAGAAGTACCAAGCCCCGTTGCAGGCGGCCTACAAGCAGGCCATCGAGGACATCAAGGGCGTGCAGGTCGTGGACGAGGAAGGCGGCACGCCGCGGGACGCATCCGCGTCCGAGTTGCAGGCCATCCTCGAAGCGCCTTCGGCCGCAAAGGCGGCCCAGCTTGCGACCGAAATCTTCGGGTCCGCCGCACCCCTCGTCATGCAGCACCGCGCCGAAATCCTGAAGCTCGACGCGGCGCGGCGGGCGGCGTTGGACGAGTACAAGGCCAAGGGCGCCGAGCGCGAGAAGGCCAAGGCCGAGGAGATCCAGCGAACCCAGAAGGAAATCCGCACGCGCTGGGAAAGGTCCATTGATGCCACCGTCTCCGAGAGGCCGTCCCTCTACGCGCGTCCGAAGGAAGACGACCTCGCCAAGGCATGGGACCAAGGGGACAAGCTCGTGAAGCTGGCCTTCCTTGGGGAAATCCCGGCAGACGTCGATGCCGGAGACGATCCGTCCGGGCTCGCCCTGGAGGCGCAGGCCGAGGTCGCAGCCCGCGTTCGCTCCTTCAACGTCATGGCCCACAGGAACGTCGCCCTTCGCAGGGAGGTTGCGTCCCTCAAGGCCGCGCTGGAAAAAATGAAGGGCTCCGAGCCCGGGCAGCACACCAAGGCCACCGAGCCTCCCAAGGGCGAGTCTTGGGAGGAGAAGCTCGACGCGCTGTAACCGCCCACGT